TATTTCCTTGAGAGTCTAGGGTCATTGCGCTTGCTACTCATTGCCAACCCTTAACTCTTAGATGATGTAATGCCTTACAATAGTCAGGCTCATCATACTCTGTTATCCCATATCTATATGATACATAACGCCAATACCAATAGAACTGCACATCATCTGGCTTACCCTTTAGGTACTTACTTCTACCTTGATAGTAACCATGATGTGATCCATTAACTGCATATCTTTTAAATCGAGATTCTCTATAAACGATATCGTTATGACACTTCTCTTGTACTTCTGTTAATTGATAATCAGCTAATAACCTAATGCTTTGGTAAGGCTTTATTGAGCCTTGACCTACTGCAGTACTCTGCATAGATAGAGCTATCCCAATAACGATTGCTACCGAGCGGGCTATCCGCTTAAGCGCCCGCTCTGAGCCCCTGAAGGGCTCTAGCGAAGATAGTGTACCGCCTCTGTCAAGCATGTGGATAACTTGGGAGTGTCGTAAGCGTAAGAGTAACTTTCTTAACCACTTATCCACAGGCTGTGCATAACTACTTATCTGTTGAATAGAACCCTGAACCTTTGAAATGGACTGCTGGGACACTTGAGTACACCTTCCTCATCGTCTCACCACAGAACGGACAATCTAGATCGTGTGGCTCGCTTATAGATAGTTCCTTGTCATATCGAGCATTAGCCTCGCATGACTCGTTATTACACTCAAACTCATAGATTGGCATTATCGACCTTCTGGCAAGTACGGCATGGCACTCCCACTAACTTCCACGATCCGCAAGCTGCGCATCTTTCAGGTTCTAATTGTACCGAATCCTGCTGAATATCTCCGTAACCGGACTTAAGCAATAGTTGAACCAAGTCACTAAACCGCATGAAAGCAAGATACTCGGAAGCATCTTCACCCTGTCCATTCATACGGCACACCACGAACGGCAACTCCTGATGAGCTGCTGCTCTCTTAGTGGCTTGGCGCAACCATGCTAGAGGCTGGAAGTCTGTCCTAGCTTTAATCTCAACATCGAACGGAACATTGAGAATATCCTTACCAGCCCCTCGACCAACGCTAGCGCTTCTCCACCATTGCGATAAGTAGGCTGCAACCACTCGCTCGGTACGATAGCCTCGGTCTTTCCTGCTTCGAGTCATGCTTTCCCAGCAGAATTTACTGTGTGACACTCTTCACATGTCCACTCATGAAGTAAGTATCGAGTGCGTATTTGCGATCTAGTTGGAAACTTATTACACAACTGACATATCAGCTTGTAACCCAGTTCCTCGAGGAGTTCAGCATTAGCCCTGAGATTGGCTCTCTGCTCTTCATTAGGGAACTCTTCCCATTCACCATCTTGGTTTAAGAACTGTATGTATCCCATCAGCGTTGCACCCATTGGCTATCCTTGCAAGTCTCGCATTTAATTACTAAGCGATTCTTAAAGTCAATCATAATCGTCAGCTCTTTGCCTTCACACAAAGCGCATTTCCATTTCCTCATCGCTTCACCTGTGGCTTCCATTGTCCGGTCTGCTTATCAATCTCGTACCAGATAGGTTCACAACGCTCTGCATCTCCTTGAATCTGAGCCATGCACTTCCAATGACCCCATTGCTTGCCAGCCTTAGTCGTTCCGGTCTTCCAGATGCGAGCACCATGGATACAGCTCTCGTCTATCGCCGTGCCACCAAGGACAGCCTTGACCGTCTCTACAGCTTGCTCCATTGTTGTCACCGGTGCAGCAGTCTTGATTGTCCATGGATCATCTTCCTTTGCTACTGGTACATATTGCTGGGAAGTATCAGCCATCTTAGCCTTTACTTCATAGAGCTTAGCCTTTACTTCAGACTGAGCTGCGACCTTGCTCATCTCTTCCCGAGATGCTCGCTTGCCCTTAGTTGCGTATCCTGCATTAGCCAATGCGCGCCCAATCGCACTCGTTTCACAATTCTCAAGAGCGGAAGTAGCATTAACTCCACGCCCCTGTACCGTTTCTTCAGCGAGCCCAGTAGTCCAAGGTCTAGCATCAGCCTCAGTTCTATAGATACTAGCTTCAACGATATATTGAGTAGAACTTGAATGAACAATCTTTGTATGAATCTGACCATCTGGGTGATCCTTCCAAAACTTGACTAGGCGCTCTTCTACTGTCTCGTAATCTTCTAGGTTAAACATATAAATCGTTCTCCTCTGTATGTAATTGACCGGCTATGGCAACATACGCTGCGAGGTCGATGTAAGTGTCTGGCTTAGCAGTCTCCATTGACCTTGCGACTTTGACCAATGCCATACACATTGCCACTTGATAATCAGTAATTGGCATTTCGAGGTATGAAGCCCAGAGTGCGGCTGTCCTTGACATATTGTCTGAAGGGTGACCGTAATCAAGTCCTCGGTCTTGGATAGTAGCTCTCGCTTCGTTGAGGTAATCACGGGCGTTCATGCCTGATCCTTCTTAATAAGCTGATGGTTGTAAGTTTCCATCAATTTATTGTTCTGAGCTGTAAGTCGATCATAGTGACGGCGTACAGCCATTCTGCCTTCAACCTTGCCGTCTGAGTTACCTGCGTAATATCCCAGTCCATAAGTGATAACCGAGAAGAGAAATGTCATTAGATAAACATTCATTAGATTACCTGCTTTCCAACATACTCGGCTGTCTTGATAATCTGGCTGTGAGAAGCGTCAGACCATTTAGAGCCATCGAGGGTTGTGTCACAAGCTGCCATGATTCGGCTTACTTCATCTGCTGAATAACCTAGTACATCTGTTATTGCTGTTACTGCTGTCATTTTGAGCCCCTTTCGTAGCTGGTATTTCCGGCTACAAGAAGAACTTTACATCAGGCGTATGCGACAGCCGCCTTTTTTAGATAACGAAATGATAACGATTTGAGACGGGTCTTCATCTTCAAAGTAGGGGATTGCTATCTCAGCGGCTGCGCCCATAGACCTTGCCCTGCACGATAAACGTGCCATTCTTCTCGATGTGGATTATGTCCACTTGGACATTGCTTCCCTTGACATACATGATCGCAAAGGCTTGCTGCCAATTAGCCGTTCCCTTGACGTATCCAGCCTGTTTAAAGTCCATGAGATTACCTACCTCAACCCCATGCAGAACACGCCCTATACGCCCACCAGAGGCTTCTGTGAAGGCGCTACGCCCTGCCCTGTGAGTATGTCCTGAGATGACGTTCTTTCCATGCCTACGGGCTGCTTCTAGGGCTGAGAGCCCACCCTGCTGCTTGATAGGTGTGTGATCTCCGTGAACTGCAATCCAGTTGGGAGCGATGTTCATAGGGTTCTTATGGAAGGTTATGCCAAGCTCATCGAACTTCATGAACTTCTCGAAGCGCAGCTCTGGCAAAGATAGGAATGAGGGAATCTTCTTCATGATGATGTTGTACAAGCGATCCGTGTGATTAGATCGTATGCAGTCTGTGACCCCTAGTTCCCAGAGAAGCTCTACGCAACGGTCACGATCATCGCCGAGGCTCTGCTCGTAGGCTTGGGGTGTACCTTCCGACCACTTGCTTATGGTCTGAAAGTCAATCTCGTCACCGATGGTTACTGTCTGGTCTGGCTTAAATGTCTTGAGGAATCTTGCAATGTTCTGAGTTAGATGTACATCTTCAAAGGGAACTTGTAAATCGCTCAGGATTACGATTCTCTTCATTAGTCCTCGTCATCGTCATCATAGGGGATATTGTCGATGCGGTTAGGCAAGCTAGGAAGAATCCAATCCGGATAAGCATCTCGGTCTGTGATAATGGCTAGAGATAAATCAACAGCAAAGCCAGCCTTACGCAATGACTTGTACATCTCGTTGAGAGTAATCGCCCATTGATCTAAAGCGTTGTAAGTGTCTAGGTCTATGACCTTCTTCTTAGCCATGGCTTTATTATCGATCTAGAAGTATGTTGTAAATCTCATCGACACGCGAGTTCAGTCTCTTAATTTCAGAGAGTAAATGAGTAATGACATACCCAGCCAAGCCGCCTATGACTGCCAAGCTCGCAAAGTAAAGAGTAAAGAAGTTCTCCTGTGTCATTTCTTAGGGCTCGCATATCCGAATACGCCAGCCACGATTGAACCAAGGATAGAGCGATAGTCCAAAGCAAAGTTTGAGGTTGTACCCCAGACTGCTAGGAACGCTCCAAGGCTTACGATTGCTGGGTGTTTCATGTTCATGCTGTGCCGCCTATCATTGGGATATTAAAGAACGAATCATCTGAATCGCCTTGCTTAGTGAAAGAGATATGGCAATGAGAGTCATGCGGATTGATTCCGCGATACTTGCGCCAGCGCCACCCCATGCGAGGGGAAGCAATCTTTCCTGCGAATATGATGTAAGCAATGCGCTTGTCAGACTTTGCTGCGTGTCGAATCTGATCCGCAAGATAAGGCATGAGGTCAGGCTTCTTCTTTCCAGATAAATCCCTGTCAATATCAATGGCTCTGACGATACCCTTTGCATCAGGATTGTGGTCAGAAGGACTCTTTGAATGACGGACATCGCCAACCCAGCCGTCTGAGGTGCGATCTCTGTCTGGGTAAGTATCATCGATTTGCAGCCTTAACTGTTGTCCGGCTTTGCATAACTTAGGACTCATCTAGAACGCTCTTGTGTTCAGGATTAGAGCATCGCCATTGCTTGTCATCGTTGAGGATTAGCTCATCATGTCCGCACTCTGGCATTGGAGCTATGAAAGCATCGTCGATTGGGTCATAGGTATAACCAACCGCTGCATAGTTATAGCGAATCTTTCCATTATAGGAAGTACGCACGCAGGTCTGACCTCTGAAGTTGGAATACCAAGTCTCAGGGTCTAACCCTTCAATAAGTTCTGTCTCATCAATGCCGACAATAACCTCTGTGACAATGTTTGATTCATCTAAGAACGCGTAATGTGCCATTAGACCCAACTCACATTTCCTGTGCCAGCAGTAATTGTTGTTACTTTGTTAGCGCCTACGGTTGCAGTTGATCCTGTTAGTCCTGCGCCGATAGTAATTGAGTTACTGCTTGGATAACGCAAGATAACAACACCAGAACCACCAGCAAGACCGCCGTTAAAGTTGTAACTGTCTGAACCACCGCCACCTGTGTTGGCTGTTCCTGCTGAGTTTGTACCACCG